CGGCATCATGCTACTATCGATACCGTTTGAACCCATCGCAAGAACTTGTCCTACGATTATGGTTAATAAAAAATCAAATGGGCAGGTGTCTTGCCGCGTGTGCTCTTCTGCACAACGCACGGCGAAAAACTTGCGATTCGTGAGTCAGATTCTTAGACGGGAGGACCTCTGTAGAGAGGACTTCCGCGCGAGCGAATCTGTGACTTGCGAATCCCTGCAGGTACAATGGAAGGAGTGGACGGCGACTTGCGCCAAAAGGCTTAAGGGAGAACGGCGGTTCGTATTTGATAATGCCGTAAAGGGGACCAAAACCCTTTTCGACGAACCGTGCTCAGTAAAGAATCCCGCGGCTAATTGTGACGTGAGGGCGGGCCGCAAGGCGAGGGGATTATGGTGCGAGCGTGCACTGAACCGGGGGCCTGGACGTGAAGGTAAAGCACGCCAGACGGAACCGGCAGTTCTTAAAGACATTCGAGCTCGCACGAAGAAGATTATGGGAAAGAAGTGGTTTAGAGAGAGGAGGGGGGTGTACGTTCCTGACCAGCAGGGTTGTTACGAGATGGAACGTGGGTTCGGTGGTACCTTGTCTGTGTACTCCGGAGACGCTTATAGCCACGAGGAAAAGGCTGAAGCGGTCTTCGACCAGATCGGTATACCGAAGGAGGCTCGACACGGCTTTAATGCCGCTGTTGAAAGTGGTCGAGCCGTCCCGGAGGAGAGTGAGGAAGCGAGTCGCTGTCGACTCGGACTGGCAAAGCAGAAGGGTAAGTTGCGTGTTGTGACTATGCAGACCGCGATCATGAAGGACGTTCTTCGTCCTGTTCATGAGGCTGCATACGACCGGCTTACCCAACGTAGCTGGCTAGTCCGAGGAGACGTCAAGAGGGAACATTTTGAGTCCCTTCGACCTACTCACTCCCCCGGCCACGATTTCATCTCGGGCGACTACGAGGCCTCTACCGACAATTTGCACACCGATGCTGTGCTTGCCGTGGTGGAGACCCTCGCCGAGGATTTGCCCCCTAGGGAGGCGGACTTGTTCGTCCGCAGCTTTCGAGACTGTCAGGTCTCAATAGAAGACGGTGGAAAGACCTGTCATTTTCCCGTTGTCCGCGGGAGTATGATGGGTAACCTAGGCTCATTCGTTGTACTTTGCATCCTTAACCGGATCTGTTACGAACGAGCTCTTAAACTAGCAGGTTACTCATCTACTCACGGCGTCTTGATCAACGGGGATGATATTCTTTTCACAGGTGAGAGTGGC